TGCAAACGTCAAGACTGCTATCGATAATCTTGTTACAATAATAAATGATTTCATTGCTCCTACTGCTCTTGATTTCAATACTGCTGCTGATAGATTATACTTCAATAGAGAGTATATTAGAGAAGAGGTAACTGGTCTAATGGAGACAGAGTTTACATATCTCTTGAATAATATACAGTTCCAAGCATTTACATTTACAGGTGGAGCATTAGGTGCTTCAACATTCCAACAAAATCTTGAGGATATAATCCTTGGTGGAATATCTGATTTACAAACTGGTGGTAATAATAGTATTGTTGCTGAAATAGAGAAGTTCTTGACTGCTGCATTACAATATAACTTACAGATTGGAGGAACAGAACAGATATTATTAGCAACAGTTTATGGTATTACTCAACTAGAAACCATTGGTCTAAAAGCAATAGACAACTTACTATATGGAACTAATGAAGACACAGGTAGCACAGCAGGTGCGTACAGTGCATTACATACACAAAGAACTGGAGTTCGTGATTCTCTAACTCTTACTGATGCAACATCTGTTAAAAATAGATGGAAAGAATTAATAGAGATTGCTACAAATATACTTTCTCCTGCTAGAACAAGTGGTAGAAGTGCAAGTAAAAATCTTCTTTATAATAGAAACTATTACTTACAGGAAATACAAACACAAACTGTTGCTCAGTTTGGTTCTGGATCTTGGAGTTATGATGATTTTGTTAACGGAATATTAGATGACACTATTCATGATATACAGACTACAAATATTAGAACTAATACAACTGCATATCAAATCACTATATCGAGTGTAACTGGTACATTCCAAGTTGGTGAAGTTATTAGATCCAACGTTGGAGGGTATGCATCTGTATTAGAATTTAATCCTGATACTAACTTCTTAGTTGTTGGCACATTCACAGGAACTGCATGGGTTGCAACAAATACATTAACAGGTAAAACATCTGGTGCGACTGCAACTGTAGGTTCTGTAGGATCTGGATATACATGGTATACTCAAGTAGCAAATACAAGAACTCTTGCTAATGCTAGGACAATAACATCTACAGTTTCTGGTCAGACTGCAGGTACAAACCTTTGGACAAATCCAGAAGCATATGCAGTTAACTGGACACCTACAACTGGTGTAACAATCACTGATAACGTTTCAACTCTTGCTCCTGATGATTCACAAACTGCAGAAGATGTAACTCCTAATAATGGTGTTAATAATCAACATGAAATAAACAGAGACTTCAACCTAACTGCATTTGAAACATTCGATTCTGGTACAACTACATTTGATAGTACAAATGAATCATTCGATACTGGTGCTGTTGGTGCACAAGAAACTCAAACATTTACGTTCTCAGCATTTGTTAAAGGATCTGGTTCACAATCAATAAGATTCCAAATGCAACTTGATCCAGGTGGATCTGGTGAGCAAAATGTATTCTTTGATCTTAACCTCACAAATGGTGTATCAGGAACTGTCTTTACACCTCAAGGTGGTATTACTGCAAATGCATTCGGTGTATTCCCTCTAGGAAATGGTTGGTATAGATGTTATATTACTGCTACATTCTCCTTTGGTTTCACAACTCTAAGAAACAAAATTATCATTAAGAGTGCAACTGGTTCTACCGTTTGGACAGGTGATGGATCAACTGGTGTTGTTGTTTGGGGTGCTAAACTTACTAAGAATGATCTTGATCCATATCAAGCACAAAGTGGTCAATTATTCTATGCGGATACATCATTTAATATTAAGAACTACATCCTAGATCTTCTTCAAACATATATGATTGCATCTCTTGATGGATCATTAACCTCACCTTCAACAAACGCAGGATTCTATTCATTCTATGATAGCACTGCTGCATCAGATTATACTAAGGATTCTATATCTGCTTCGATTAGATATCTGTTAGGAATCATTAGAAATCAACTTAAGAATGATACATCTTACATTCAGTTGAACACAATAAATGGTATTCAACTTCCAACTAAAGTTTACACAAGTGGAAGATCAATACCTGTTGGAATAACTGGTGGTGTTAATAACTCTGACTTTGCATATGGTACATTAAGTAACACATACGCTGAAGTTGAGAGTATAACAAAGAACGAAGGTTTAGTTGTTCAAGTTTATTCAAGATTCAGAATAGATGGTAACATCACAGATGGTCCTTACACTATGAATGAAACTGTATCTAAACAAGGTACACCATCTGTAACTGGTGTTGTTTACGGATTCTTTGAAGATGAGAACTTTAAGTATCTTGATGTTAAAGTTACAGCAGGTCCTTGGGCAATATCAGATAATGTGATTGGTGCAACTAACTCTACTGCTGCTCAGATTAGTGCTATTGAAACTCGTGTTCATATTATTGATCTTAAAGGAGACTTTGTTGCTGACGTTCCATTCAAGGGTTACACATCTGGTGCAACTGCACAACCTACTTCATTCTTAAAGAATCAAGCAGCAGTTACAGATAACACAGGTGGTAAACTTACTGTTGACACTGAATCACTACTAGGAACATTTGAAACAACTGCAGTTGTTTATCCAGAATCTTCTAGACAGTATATTGTAGTTAACAAGTATGCAGGTTTAGATATCGGTGTTGGTGATAGAATTGCATCACAAGGATATAAGAGATTTGGTATTAATATTATTAGTAATCTTAACAACTTTACTGTTGGTAACAGACTTTACAAGGTTGTTAGTGGTAACCAAGTTTCATCTGTATATGGTATTATCACTGATGTTGATATTGCAAATAACTACGTTTACATGATCGAGTATCAAGGTACATTCTCGATTGGTGATCAGATTGGTGATTATGGATTAGCATCAACATTCCCTGTTGGATATGCTTCTATAGCAACTATAGTTACAACAGCAGGTCAAGGTGCTGCTCTTGTACAAGACGTTCGTGTTGATGGTGTAAACAAACGTTTATATCTTAGTGATGTTGCAGGATCATTTGGAATCAGAGATGCTATCAAAGGACCTGATCAGTATGGTGCTGTTATTATTTCTCAGGTTGATCTTAAGGCAAGAGTTAAGAGATCATTCAAAGGATTTGATGGTACTACAACAACATTCCCACTCACCATTACGAATGGTACTAGTTACCTCCCAGATCCCGCAGGACACCTCTTAATATTCATTAATGGTATATTACAACCACCAGGTGCTACAAACGCATACACAGCGTTCTCCAACCAGATTCAGTTTACTGAACCACCAGATTTAGGTGCATCATTTACTGGATTCTACATTGGTAAACTAAGACAGTTAGATGATATCTCATTCGAGTTTGACTCCTTGAGACAGTCATTCAACTTGAAACGTAATGATGTGTTCTACTCCTTGACATTGACTGAAGGTGTACAGTCTAGTGTGATAAGACCTGAGAACAATATTATTTGTTCACTCAATGGTGTTATCCAAGAACCAGGAGTTGGTTTTGAGATTGTTGGTTCTAGAATCATCTTCTCTGAAGTTCCTAGATTTGGATCAACATTTGTTGCCTTCTCATATGTTGGTTCTGAAGCAGACGTTGACGCTGCTGAAGTTGTACCACCAGTAGAACCAGGCGACTTTATTGATATACAAGGTGAAACATCAGATAGAGAAGTTGCTGTTATTGAATCTTCTAACTCTCTGATCACATTTGATTATCTTGGATCTGTCTTCGGTCAGAACGCATCTGCAACTGCGGTCTTGACATCTGGATTTATTGATAAGGTTCAAGTAACTAACGGTGGTTCTGGATACACAACTAGACCAACTGTTAGAATAGACTCCATCTCTGGTTTCGATGGAAATATTCGTGCACTAGTTGGTGTTGCAGGTGTTGAACTTAGTGCAACTGGTTCTGGATATCAAAGTCCAGGCATCAGCGTTGACACTGTTGTTCCTGATGATTATGTTGCTCCTGACCTTTCACTATACGGTGAAGAGTTAGTTGACCCCGAAACCCCATAAATAACTAAAAATTGTAGCAAGCAATGGCCAAGCAAACGATAGGTCTAGGATCTACCGCTAACGACAATACGGGAGACACCCTGAGAGTCGGTGGCGATAAGGTCAATGACAACTTTAACGAAATATATGCAGCATTAGGAAATGGTTCGACATTAACTGTCAGTGCCAATAACCCTGCTGTGGGACAAGTTCTAAGATATAATGGTAGTACATTTTTACCATCAGATTATACTAACCTCACTGGAGCGTTAGATACAAATGGAAATTCTATAGTTTCTTCAAACAATAATAATATAACAGTTGCTACAAACGGAACTGGTGACATCGCTCTTGCTGCAGGTGGTGTTACTTCAATATTTGATGGTGCTACTGGAACTATTCTCTTCCCTACATCAATAACATATGATAATGAATATAGTGCACTAGGAGGTGCACCTGCAGTTGGAACTTATAGAGGATATTTCTTTACAGTCAGTGGTGACGATAATCCATATGTAAACATGAACATCACTGCAGGTGGTGTAGGTAATACTCAAGCAAAATTATTAACAGAATATTCTAGTGTAAACTTATTAGCAGATATTGATACAACTACAACACCTCCTACTAATGGTCAGGTTCTAAAGTGGAATACATCTAGCAGTAAATGGTTACCTGCTGATGATACTGCAGGTATTGGAAGTATCAACTTATTTGCATCTGTTGCAGGTGACACAGGATCTACAACTGCTAACAGTCAAACAGATACACTAACTATTGCAGGTGGTACTAATATTACTACTGCAGTCGTTGGAGATACAGTAACAGTCAACTTCTCTGGAACTCTAACAACAACATTTGCTGCTTTGACTGATACAAATACAGCAGGTTTAACACAAGGTGATGGAATATATTGGTCAGGATCTGAGTGGATTCCAACTCCTGCTACTGGTCCTATTCTTTGGTATGAAATCGGTGCACCTGTAGAAAACGCAAGTAATGACTTCTTGATCAATGGACCTGGTCTTCCTGCAGGAGAAAACCGTGACCCAGATCTTTATGTGCATAGAGGTTTCACCTATGCGTTTGATAACACGGTTGAAGGTGGAGGACATCCATTTAGGATTCAATCCACACAGGGTTTATCTGGAACTCCCTATACAACAGGACAATCTGGTAGTACAACTGCAGTCTTGTATTGGACTGTTCCTTTTGATGCTCCTAACACTCTTTATTATCAATGTACACTCCATGCTGCAATGCAAGGAACTATTTACGTCGTATCATAATAAATGACAAGGACTGTCCCAGGCACAGGTGCAAGTATCGAACCCATCTTTGATGAGGTATTCGGTGTTCGTGCAGTAAAAGTTTTAAATGGAGGATCGGGTTATGACCCTGCAGATCCTCCTAGACTTACTGTGACAGGATGTGGTACACCTGATGTAGAAGCATTGTTATATCCAATCATTGATAGTGGTGGACAAATAATACATGTTAGAGTTTTAAATAGAGGAAGAGGATACGATCCGTTACGTTTGCAGATCATTCCTGAGCAAGAAACACCAAACGTAGTAGATTCATTTGATTTTAACAGAATATGGCAAGGTCATCCTAACTCACCAACAACAGGAACCTTTGCTACATCTGGTACAGTAAAGACTGATAGATTAACAATAGTATCTGATAATCACCCTAAACCATCTCAAATATTTCCAACTGAATATCAACCAGGAGGATCAACAACAGTTCTTGATAGAACTTTCAATCAAACATTTGTTTTTCGTGGTGGTAAAGATGTTCCAAATCCAGGAACTAGAGAGTTTCAACCAAATAAAGCAGTTGGTATATTAGCAAATGGTGGTCTATTGCATACTCCAGATTGGGGTACAGCAGGTAATGCACCTACAAACTTACCGATTGACACTGTAAAATATGATTATGTAAAGAATACAAATTTATATGACGCGATAATAGATAACCAAATATATTATTATCAAACTAGTAAAACAATCGATGAGTTTAAACTACCAAATGGTGTATTCCAGTGGGGACTCCAAGAACAGTTTGTATGGAAAATAAAGGTAGAGTTTGATAATATTATGTTGCCTGTTGACTCTATAGACGAGAGTTTGGGTAATGTTGAAGTTGGAAGAATAGTTGATGAGGTGGCAGGAAATGCTCGTGGTATTATATCAAAGATTGTAAGAAATAATTTAAACGTTATAACTAGAATATACTTAAGGCAAGTAACTGGAGGACCTTTCCAGACTGCCGATTTATGTTTAGGTTCAAATGGATTTAAGTTTCGAGTGGCAAGTGATCCTGTCACTTTCCCTAATGGTTTGTTTTATATCGATTTTGGTACTGATGCACATGAGTTTGGTAACTTTACGCCAGGTCAGTACTACCTTGCTCCAGAAAATGTCAAAGTTCAGAAAAACTATCTCATAATATGGGATCAGTCAGATCCTTCAAACTCACAAGGTAATGCACCACACCCTATGCGGTTCTCCACAACTCAAGATGGTACGTTAAATGGTGGAACATTATATTACAATAGTACAGGTTCCTCTGCTGCTCATGCTGCAGATTATGAAAATGAGATGCAACCGTTATTCATAATGAATGCAGATGAAACACAGAAAATATATTACTATTGTGCTGTTCATCGTTATATGTCAGGATATACTGGTGATGAGGGTTACATGATTCTTGATACCTCAACAGAAGAGGAAGAAGAAGAAGAGAATATGAATACATACTATGTCGAGGATTTTTATGGTACTGCAGCAGCAGGAACATTAGATTATTCTAGACATACAGATGGTCACTCCAAGATTATTGGAATGTCCTTTGATGGATATCCAATATACGGACCATGGGGATATAATTCTTCTGGCACAGCAGCAAGGGAAACTTCTAGTTATAGATTAAGAACTACTGCTGAGTTACAAGGTGCTAGACCGATTGTAAACACTGCAGGTACAGAAACTTTTACAGTTACTGTTGCTAATGGTGAGTTTGCATTCAATGGATCATCACCTGAGTTTTTAAATCTGAAAAGAGGAAGAACGTATATATTCAACCAAGACGACGCAAGTAATACAGGGTCGAATCATATACTTATTTCTACGCAAACAGATGGTTGGCATTCAAATAATCCAGTAGTTATTGGTTTAGAATCAGTCTTGTATTCGGGTCAAGGCATATCATATCAGATCAATGGCAGCACAGTTACATATCAACAATATCTGAGTTTATTTAATGGAGCAACAACCAGACAGGTTACATTTACAGTTCCTGTAGATGCACCTAGCGTCCTATATCTTTTCGGATATATTGCCTCAGGTTTTGGTCTAAGACTTGTTAACGATGGTTATATTCTTGGAGACCTCACATCAGATTACATTTATGATTCTAGTGTAGGAACTTTAGATGAATATAATGGTAAGTTTGGAGTAACGCCAGAGTATCCTAATGGAACTTATGCATACTTTATGACTGAGGATGGTAGTGGTAATCCTGTATATCCTTATGCCATTGGTCCAAAGTATTATAGCGAACCTATATTTGAAGGTAATACAGTTCCTGCACAACCTGCTATATTCCCATCACTAGCAACAGGTGATGTTGTTTTAAATCCTAACGGATCAGTCTCTTATGTTAAGATGACTGTAAAGGGTGATAACTATTTCGGTCCTGCAAAAGCAAAAATATTAGGTGGACAAGGATCAGGTGCAGTAGGATCTCCTATTGTTCAAACTGTTACTGGTCTATCTCTACTTAATCAAGGTAGAAGTTATGCAACTCCTCCAACACTCATCTTTGAAGGTGGTGGTGGACAAGGTGCACAAGGTGCTGCTGAAATTGATACATTAGGTAAACTTACAAGAGTTGATATTGTAGATCCAGGTGAGTTCTATCAAGAAGCACCTTATATTCTCATAACTGGTGGTGGAGGTATAGGTGCAAAAGCAGAAGCAACTATAGCACAGGGTGCTATTACAGGCATTACTATTACCGATCCAGGCGAAGGATATACTTCTCCACCGAACGTTATCTTTACAAAACTTGTAAATCTTAAGCGTAAAACTAGAGCAAGACAGGCATTTAACTCATCTGCGATATACTTAACAGGTCTTGTTAAGGATGTGACTCCAAATGATACGAACATATATGTTGACTCTACAGATGCATATCCTGGTTCTGGTCAAATAATAATCAATAGAGAAACTATAACTTACACCTCCAAAACAGCAGGTAGATTTAGTGGTCTGACTCGTGGTGTAAACTTTAACTATGATCAAAGAGTTATATTGGATGCTAATCAAAATGATGGTGTTACTGGATTATCACTTTATAAATTTAATGTTGGTGATAGAGTTATACGTCGTGTTGAAAATGCTAATAACAAAGTTGCGAAAGTATATGACTGGGATCCTTCAACAAGAGAACTTCTTGTTACATTTGAAGTTGATGAACTAGCATTCATTGATGGTGGTAGAGCAGCGACTGAGGATGCTATTGTTCAGTTTGATGCAGGTGTTGCTGCATCATCTGGTCCAGGTGTTTTACCACATACTGTTATTGATTCAGTTGGAAGCACCATTACAGCATTAACAGATCCTATCACAATATTGCAAGATAAAGATTTTGAAGATGATGATGAGAATGCAGGAGCAGGTGATGGTATTCCTGATTTGATTAATACAAATACTGACTTTGCTAATCAGATTAATCTTGATGGTGGTATCTTCAGTTCTCTTTATGGTATTGAAGAAACTCAAGGTGGTACTAACACAACTCTATTCCAAGTTGGTGATAGTATTAAAGATGGTGATATACCATTTAAGTATGCAACAGTCACCTCTGCAGGTGGACTTGCTGATGGTGTTTCACACCCTGCAGTGCTAAATATTACCTTAGATATTTCAGCAGGTACAACTACAAACTATCAAACGAATGAAGTTGTAACTGGTGCTATTTCTGGAGTACAAGCAACTGTTGTTTCGTGGAATAATCAAACTGGTGTATTGCAAGTCAAAGATATAGTTCCATTTAACACAAGTAATGTTAACATTGGTATTGGTGGACTGTTATATGAGTTCTCTCAAAATAGCAGTGTTATTGATTTTATTATTGCAAATCCTGGAGTAAACTATACTGGAGTCCCAACAATAGCAATAGAAAATACAGGAGATATACAGGCAACTGGTACTGTAGTCATGACACCTGCAGGAGACCAAGTTGCATCAATCACCATTAATAATGGAGGGTATGGAATCCCTCAAACGGTAGATGGTACCTACAATCTTCACCCAACTGTAACATTTACAAATGCGAGTGGAGATACTACAGGTGCAAATGCTGCAGCACAAGCAGTATTAGGTGGCGAGAATCTTGTAGGTAACGGTGGAGCAACCTACAGGATCAAGAGCATTGAATATCTTACAACTGTTCGCTCGTAACTACGATAAATAAACAGGAGGACAATAGTACCTAACAATGGCAGCCTTATTAACGGATCAGTTTAGAATTTTTTCTGCGAAAAAGTTTATTAAAGCATTAGAAGGTCCTGACTCAACTCAATCTGACACAGTTGCAGGTGCAACGAGAGATCGTTTGTATCTGTTTATTGGTAGACCACAACCGTGGGATAATGAAAACTCACCTCCTCAAGCGGTGGATTCATTTTCTGAGTTCTCAGGTTCTTATGACGACATGGTATCGATGAAGCGTGTACTTGCTTCTGATACTGTGCAAGTTTGTCGTAGAATTGACTGGGTATCCCCAGAACAAACTACTGGTGGATTAGGTTTCACTTATGATATGTACCGTCATGATTATAGTCCCTCCAAAACTGCTGCCTCTGGTGCGACTAAACTTTATGACTCCGACTTCTATGTCGTAAACTCTCAGTATCAAGTATACAAATGCATCTATAATGGAACATCTCCGTCCGATCCAAATGGTAAGCCTAGCACTGTCGAGCCTACTGGTACTAGCACTAGCATCATTACTACTGGTGATGGGTATCGTTGGAAGTACATGTACACTATTCCAGTTGCAAGCGTTCTTAAGTTTTTCTCGAACGACTACATGCCAGTATTCACCAACGCTGCTGTTCAAACAAACGCAGTCTCAGGTGAAGTCGATACTGTTGTTATTAACGCTGCAGGGTCTGGGTACAACAATGGTACTTACGATAACGTAGCGATTAACGGTGACGGAACTGGTGGTCGTGTTTCAATCGTTGTTGACGGTGGTAAAGTTATCTCTGCCACAGTGACCTCTGGTGGTACTGGATATACATTCGGTAAAATCACCATTGATAATATCACTGGTATTGGTACTGGTACTGGTGGACAGGTTGATGTTATCTTGCCTCCTCCTGGTGGGCACGGTGCAGATGCTGTTACAGAAATCGGTGCATTTAGGGTTATGATCAACGCCAAACTCTCATATGATGAGGGTGCAGGTGACTTCCCTGTTGATAACGACTATCGTCGTATCGGTCTTATCACAAACCCACTTAAATTTGGTACATCGGAACTTATCTCTGACTTGACGATCTCTGCTGCTAAAGCAGTTATCTTCGCTCCTACATTCCAAGGTAACTATGTTCCTGATGAGATCATTACACAAACACGAGTCGTTGGTGGTACTAACGTTACTGCTAGAGGTCGTGTTATTTCTTGGAATGCTACAACTAAAGTTTTGAAATATTATCAGAACGCAGTTGACGGTATCTTTCCAGAAGTTACAGGTACACAGAATGAGTTTGATGGTTCTAACGTAGTCAGTGGTGCAACCTCTGGTGCTGCGGGACAACCTGATGTAAACTTCCCTGCTGTTCCAAACTCATCTTCTAGAACTATTAACAACACAGAATATGACCTAGGTATGAAGTTCAACAACGGTTATGCAAAACCCGAAGTTGCCTCAAACTCTGGTAACGTTGTGTACATAGATAATAGGAGATCAATCAGTCGTGCAAACGACCAAGTAGAAGACATCAAAATCGTAATCGAGTTCTAATGGCACAAAATACCAATCTAAACGTCACCCCATATTACGACGACTTTGATAAAACGAAAAACTTTTATCGAGTGCTATTTCGTCCTGGATTTCCAATCCAAGCGAGAGAACTTACCACGATGCAAAGCATCATGCAGAATCAGATTGAGAATGTTGGTTCTCACCTGTTTAAAGATGGTGCAATGGTCATTCCTGGTCAAATCGGTTATGATCTAAACGTAGATGCTATCCAGTTACAAGAATCTTTCTTAGGTGCTGACGTAGAAAATTATCGTTCTCAGTTGAACGGTAAGATCATTGAAGGTCTTACATCTGGTGTAAAAGCAAAAGTATTATTCAGTATATCTGCTACTGATTCGTCGAAAGGTTATATCACAATTTATGTTAAGTATATTGAGTCTGGTGGTACAGGAAATACACAATCAACTTTCTCTAATAATGAACAGTTAATAACAGACACAGAAATAACATTTGGTACAACTTTGATTGAAGTTGGATCACCATTTGCACAACTACTTCCTACTGCTGCACTACAACAAGGTTCTGTAGCATACATACAAGACGGTGTTTATTTCATCAGAGGATTTTTTGTTGATGTACAATATCAATATTTACTATTAGATCAGTATGGAAGCAACCCCTCCTATCGTATCGGACTTGATATTCAAGAATCCATTATTACTCCAGAGGATGACCTTAGTCTCAACGATAACGCTGCAGGAACATCTAACTATGCTGCTCCTGGTTCTCATAGATTTAGAATCACAACAAGATTAGTTAAGAAACTACTTACAGATGATGCTGATAAAGACTTCCTAGAATTATTGAGAATCAATAATAGTAAAGTTGAAAAACTTGTTGATAGAAGTGCATATGATGAACTAGAAAGATCATTGGCAACTAGAACATTTGAAGAATCTGGTGATTATGTTGTTAGAGATTTTGCTCTCACAACTAGAGAAAACTTAGATGATGGATTCAATAATGGTGTATATGAAGCTGGATCTACAACTGCTCAAGGTAATACTACTGCAGAAAATATGTACGCAATGGAGTTCGGACCTGGAACTGCATATGTAAGAGGATATAGAATTAAAACATTATCGCCAACTTATGTTGACGTAATGAAACCAAGAGATACACAGTCAATCCAAAATAATAATATACCATTTTCAATGGGTAATGATGTTGTTGTGGAGAATGTTTTTGGTTTCCCTAATGCAACTGGAGGCACAATAAGTAATGCATATCAAACTATAGAACTAAGAGATGCCTTTACATCAAGTCAAGGATCTCAAGCAGGTAATGTGATAGGTTTTGCAAGACTTGCAAATATGGAGCATACATCTGATGGTGATAATACAACCTTTGGTGATGCAGATGATACTTATAGAATGAATATATTTGATGTTCAGATGTTTACTGCTATTGAGTTTGCGTCTGCACAAACTATAGATGCAGGATCATTATTAATCGGTGCATCATCAGGTGCTAGAGGATATCTTGTAAATGCTTTGAGTTCTGCTGATCACACATTAGTATATGGTGTAGAGGGCACATTCCAAACTGGTGAGATGATAACTGTTGATGGATTAAACAAAGATACTATCGAAGTTGTACATACATTTGATTTTGGTGATACTCGTCAAGTTTTATCTAGAGATGAAAATACAAATAATGTAGAGTATACTGCTGATATCATACTTAATGATACTGCAATAGTTCAAGGTGTAACCTTTACATATGATGCAGCAAGTGGTAATGAAAAAATCACTGGTAATCAATCAAACTTTGCTTTAGATTTGAGACCTGGTGATAGAATATTCTTTAGTCCAACTAAGTTTGTTGATGTAGATAAAGTAAATCCTGCTAGTTTGACTGGTAGTCAAAACTCAACTATCTTTGACTATGGTGCACAGACAGTTAATGTAACTCCTGGTGCAGGAAGTGCTGCTCCATCTGCAGGAGACTATACTGGATTATTAAGACAACGTGTTAAATTAAATAATATACTCGATGCTGATCTTTTGAGTGCGATGCCTAAGAAATACATCAAGAGTATTTCTGACGAATCTATGATTGTTAGGAGAACATTTGATGCTAGATCAGTTGCTTCTAACTCGGTATCAATCACTCTTCCTGCTAACGAACAGTTCTTGAGTGATATCAATAGCTCAAACTATACGATCACAGTTCTTGCAGGATCAAACTCTACTCATCCAGTCGGAGATCAGGTAACTATTAACACTACCAATACTGGTGCTGTTGGTTATACATCACTAGCAACAGGATTAAACACAATTAATATTGATAATCTAACAAATATTACTTCAGTAAAAGTTACTGCGACAATATCTAAGAACGTTACAACTAAGAAAACAAAAGCAGGACAACAGATGTTTGTCCTTAAAGTTAATAAGACAATCGAGAATCTCGATAAACAAAACTTTGGTTTAATATATTCAAACTTATACGGAACTAGAGTACAAGACAGAGATATATCTCTTGGTCTTGTAGACTCTTACAGATTACATGCTGTATATGAATCTCTTGATGATAATGATCCAATAATACCAAGTGTAACTTTGGTAGAACCTACTTTCTTTGCTACAGGATCTATTGTTACTGGTAGAACTTCTAAAGCAAGAGCAAAAGTAGTTGCATTTAGCTCAGGTACTTTAAAATTAAGTCTTGTCTATGTTAGTGGTAAGTTACAAGCAGGTGAAACTATTGATGGATTTGATAGTGCAAACACTCCACTAACTGCTATTATCAATGACTCTGCAGGATCTGTTATTGATGGTTCAAAAGTTATTACTAACAACTACTTTTTAGAAGTTGCACAAACAAACTTCATGTACGATCAGTCAAGAATTGTTCTTAAAAAAGGTTCATCAAAACCAATAAGAAAACTATTAGTGATTGTTGACTACTATACGCACTCAGCAACTGGTGATTATTTTGGTGGTCAATCATATCTCAATACATCATATGGTGATATTCCATTCTTCGGTACTAAGTTCCTTGCAGATTACTTAGACTTCAGACCTGGTTGTAAGAATCTTTATAGTGGAACTGGTACAGTTGCATCTCCTGCATTTGTTAACTGTTCTACATTTGATTTCAAATCTAGAGTATTCAATGTAGCAGGTACACCTAATGCTACTGTCTTTGATGTTCCAAAAATTAATAGTAGTTTTAAAGCGGACTTTGACTGGTATCTACCTAGAACAGATAAAGCATTCTTAACACCTGCAGGTGAGTTCCAAATCATTACAGGTAAATCATCTGAACAACCTCAAGAACCTGATGATTTAAAAGATGGTATGCTTTTAGCAACTATAAATCATAAACCATATGGTTTTGATGCAGAATCTGATGTAGTTATCACTAGATCTGATAACAAACGATATACTATGCGTGATATCGGTGGTATTGAACGTAGATTAGATCAGGTTGAATATTATACTTCACTCAATATGCTTGAGTCTGATACCTTCAACACCAAGATTATTGATGCTGATGGTAAGGATAGACTGAAGAATGGATTTATTGTAGACGATTTCTCTGATCACAGTAAATCACAAACTTCTCATGAAGATTTCTCTGCTGCATTAGATTTTGCAGGTGGTACATGTCATCCATCACACTACACAACTAATATTCCATTACAACTCAATACAACAGTATCTCAAAACTATCAGAAAACAGGTCCTTGTATAACTCTGCCATATACTGAGTTAACAATCATTGAACAACCATATGCTTCTAGAGTTGAGAACATCAACCCATTTAACGTATTCACTTATATTGGACGTGTTGATCTTACTCCTGCATCTGATGACTGGATAGAAACACAACGTTTACCTGCACAGGTACAAAATATAGAAGGTGATTTCCAAGCAGTATCATCTGAACTTCGTGTTGATCAAAATGGTTTTGCTCCTATTCAGTGGAATGCATGGAGAGATCAGTGGACTACATCAAGAGTTATATCTTCTACTGAGGTTAGAAACACAGAATGGTTAGAGGAAGACGTTGGTAGATCACCTAGACCTGATGTATGGGATGGTCGTGGTATGAGACGTGTTAACAGAGAGGACGTTCTTGAAACTGTAACTAGACAAAGAAGAACTGGTATTAGATCTAGAGTTATACCTAGAATCGATAGACAATCTCTTGGAGATAGTATTATATCATCTACAGCAATTCCATGGATTCGTTCTAGGAACATTAAGGTTAATGTTGAAAGATTAAAACCAAGAACTCGTTTTTATGCATTCTTTGATGGTAGAAAAGTTAGTGATTATATGACACCAAAATTAATCGAACTTATCAAAGATCCTTCAACTGATGCTCGTACAAACTCTACACCTTTCATTCCTGGTGAGACTGTAAGAGGAGAAATTAGTGGATGTGTATTAAAAGTTGCTGCACCTAATGACTTGTATGTCTTTAATCCATATGATGATACATCAATGCCTTCATCATATGCTTCTACTACAGCATTTTTAAATATCAATACAGATGATCTTGCTGCACAAGCAGTAGGTGAGTTCTTTGGTAACGTGCAGGTTGGTGAAGTATTAGTTGCTGATTCTGGTGCAAGAGCAGTTGTTAAAGATCGTAGATTAATATCTGACCGTTTTGGTAAGATGGGTGCATCATTCTTTATACCTACTGCTGCTGTAAACACCAATCCACGTTGGGCAACTGGTACAAGAGTTATCAGATTCTCTACTTCAGATACTAACTCAAGAATCGGTGGTGCTGTTGAATCATCTGCTGAAGCAGAATATGAAGCAAGAGGTACATTGAACAGAGTTCGTGAAAACATTCTTGCTATTAGAAATGCTGAGATCGTCCGTGACACAGTTACACAAGAAAGAAACTTCAATACACTTAGAACTGAAACCAGACAGATTGGTTGGTATGACCCTCTTGCTCAATCATTTATTAGTGATGAGGAAGGTGGTGTATTCTTAACATCTGTAGAAGTTTATTTCAAAACTAGAGATGATAACATTCCTGTTTCTATGCAGGTTAGAACAATGGAAAATGGATATCCAACAACAAATATCCTACCATTTTCTGACGTTACTTTAGAACCATCTGTTATTCAGTTATCCGAAACTGGTGCTGTCGCAACTAAATTTACATTTAAAGCACCTGTTTATATCCCACAATCTATTGAACATTGTTTCGTTCTTTTATCCGACTCTAATGAATATACTATTTGGATATCAAGGATGGGTGAGATTGATATATCAGGAGACAGAACTATATCTGAGCAACCATATGCGGGTGTTTTATTCAAATCACAGAACGCATCTACATGGACTGCTGATCAGTATGAAGACTTGAAGTTTAAAGTCAATAGAGCAGAGTTTGATACTTCTGTATTATCTACTGTTACATTGAATAACGCTCCTCTTGATATTGGAAATGGTGGTAAGTTAAATCTACAAAATGATCCAATATTAACATTCCCCCCATCAGTTCAAATAGTGACAAATACAACAACTGCTCCATTTACAGTTGGTGCTAGAATATACCAGAAGGGTAGTTTAGCACAAGGTACAATCACTAAAGTAACTGCAGCTGCAGGTGGTAATCAGTTAACAGTTAATGATATCACTGGTGTTTTCCAAGGAGGATCTGTTTCTGGTAGCAACGTTGTAGGAAGAATAGTTTCATCTAAAACAACTGCAACTATGGTTGTAAGTGGTGCATCTGGTGCCTTTACTGTTGGTGAAACAATCACAGGTAACTCTGCTACATCTCCTACTGCTGAAGTTGTAACATGGGTATCTGGTACAAATACACTGACACTAAGATATGTTTCCACAGAGTTTACTCCTTCTTCTGAAACAGTGACTGGAGGAACTTCAAACACAACTGCAACTGTTAGTTCTATAACTTATGCGGGTGATGCAGTTGAAGCTGGTGCAATCAGTGATATAGTTTCAACCACTCAACCTACATTCCAACCAAGTGAAAAGAAAATAAGAGTCGCACATAGTAACCATTGTATGCATAGTCCTTCAAATAATGTTGTTATTACTGGTGTAGAATCAGAAGTATCTCCAACATACTTGACTGCTGCTATATCAGCAACTGATACAACATTTAATGTAAATGATGCATCTGCATTCCATCAAATTATTGATGGTGCATCGATTAGTGCTACAAATAAAGGGTATGCAAGAGTTGTCAGTAACGCAGGAACTGAGATTGTATCTTATACAGCAATATCAAGTGACTTTAAAACAATGACTGTAGCAGAAAGAGGACTAGATGGAACGACTGCAGTATCACACGTTGATGAGTCAGTTGTTGAATGTTATAACCTTGATGGTATACCACTAATCGAGATTAATAAAACTCACACCTCTCTTTTGAACAACTCTACTTCAACACGAACTTTAGATACTTACGAACTTGCTACATCATCTATTGCTAGACTTGGTATTAAGTCTGGTGGAAGTAATGCTATTGCAACACAAAACGTACAGTATGATATCTTAGTTCCTCAGATTGAAAGAATGTTGTTACCTCAAACTAATGTAACTGCAAGAGTAAATATTATTAGTGGAACATCAATAAATCAAGGTGGTGACGCTGATCAAGAATCATTTGCAAATGATGGTGTATTCTCTGATGTTATTTTAAGTGAAGATAATCCATTACTAGCACCTGGACTTATATGTTCAACAATCAATGAGTCATCTGAACTATCTGGTGCTAAGTCATTCAGATTAGATTTATCATTAACCAGTAATAGATCAAATGTATCTCCTGTTCTTGATACAGATAGGATGTCAATGACAACTGTTATGAATAGGATTAATAATCCTTCTGATCCAAATACTGCAAAATTATCTACTGGTGATTCACATGATGCTGTGTATATTACTCGTGCTGCAAATCTTTCAAATCCCTCTGGTGCTATAAAAGTATTGTTTGCAGGGTATCGCCCAGATACCAGTTTCATAAAGGTACTATATAGAGTACGACCTACTGGTTCAACTGATTCTATCGAAACATTTGGATTTGAGTTCTTCCCAGATGCTCAGGCAGTCATACCTGCACCTACTCAACAAATAGTTCTTAAGGACTATGAGTATGAAGTTTCTGGTTTGAATTTTGACCAGTATCAAATAAAGATTGTGTTTGTTTCACCAAACCAATCTGCAACACCCATAATAGAAGACTTCCGAGCAATCGCTCTTGCTATCTAATGTATCAACCTGTAAAAGATCATCAAAACTGGTTTCGTGATTCAAAATCTGGATCATTTAACTGTGCTGATGAGTCTACATATCAAAAATATATGAAGGCATATCAGGCAGAGAAAAAAGCAAAAGAAGACTTTACTACTTTACAAAATGAAGTGAATGGGTTAAAATCAGATATGAGTGAGATTAAATCACTCCTACTAACGTTAGTACAAAAAACATCATGACAACATCAGCACCTGTTGAAAAGGTCTCACAAGATGAGATGCTTAAACAGTTTAAAGATCGATATGCAGCATTGATCAAAGAGAACCAAGATCTCTCAGCAAAGATCAAAGAGAATGAAGTTACTGCCTTGAAACTACAAGGAGCAATAGAAACTCTAGAGTATTTTGGAGAAGGGGAAGTACCCGATAAAGTTGAAGACAAAACTCCAGAAACTGCAGAATAGTTGAAGGGGGGTCTAGAACCCCCTTCTTACTATCATAAATAACTTGGAAGCATAATCCCTATAGAGTTATAACTCAAAAATGGCAAATAGAATTCAGTTAAGAAGAGGTGGTGCTCAGGAATGGGCGAACTCTAACCCAACCCTTGCACAAGGTGAACTTGGCATCGAACTTGATACTGGTAGGTTCAAGATTGGTGACGGTGTAACTGCGTGGAATACTTTGACTTATGAGAGACCTGTTGAATCTACATCTAATACTGCAAATACATTAGTACAAAGGGATGCTGATGGTAACTTTGCAGCAGGTACGATTACATCAACTCTTATTGGTAATGCTTCTACTTCTTCACGTCTTGCTTCAACTCGTCAGATCCAATTATCACAAGATGTTCTTGCCACTGGTGTATTTGATGGATCACAGAACTTAAACTTAACTTCTTCATTAGCATTATTATCAACATTACCTCACTATGATGGTTCTGCATCTGCTACAGGAACCTATACTAAGGTAACAGTTGATGCGAAAGGTAGAATAACAAATGCTTCAAACCCAACAACTCTTGCAGATTATAATTTAAACGGTACAGTAGAAGGACAATCTGCACAACCATACGACTTAGACTTGGTTGCAGTTGCAGGTCTTACCACTACAGGTTTGATTTCTAGAACTGGTGGTGGTTCAATGGCAACTAGAACTATTGCAGGAACCGCAGGAAGAATAGCAGTAAACAATGGTGGTGGTGTCAACGGTAACCCCACAATCGATATCATAGCAACTACTGTTACAGCAGGTAACTATAATACGGAATCCCTGACATCTGTATCAGGTGCAGGTGGAAACGGTGAACCCTTTGGTACACCTACGGTTAACGCTGTTAAGTTCACTGTAGATGACCGTGGTAGACT